TAAAACATCAGAAGAAACTATTGCAGAATTGATGTCTGTAGTTAGTGAATTACGTAATGAGATAAGAGAAATGAAGACAGTTCAACATAAGGGGGATTCAAATGAATCTATTAAGTATACTGAAAGCTCTGGGGATAAAAATTTCCCCACAAATAGAGGAAGCTATAGCAAAGGCACAGCAACTGGCAAATAACTATGGCAATTCTAAAGAGGGCTTTATAAAAGCAGTTAATGAAAATGGTGGAACAGAATCTTTAACAAAAGCCTTAGCAACATTAGATAATCCAAATGTTGCTAGAGTTTTAACAGCGTTAGGACACCCACCAGAGTCTATAAAACAAGCAGTTAATAGTCTGGGAGCAATAACTCCTACACCACAACAAACTCCTAATAATCAAAATATTTCTAATGAGATTAGGTCTTTTGAAGAAAGGCTTAAAAGATTAAAGTAGTAATACTTTAGTTATATATTTTAAGGAGTAATTTTAAGTGGATGAAAAAATGAATTGGGGCTTTATCATTCTTATCTTCTTGTTCTTTATGATTTTTGGAGGATGGGGTAATGGTGGTCTGTTTGGTGGCAGAGGTGGAGAATGCGCTGGTTGTGGTGTAGTTTCTAATTGTCAAGTAGAAAAACAGCAAATCATTGATACAGCTAGAACTCAATACATGATTGAAAACACTGCAAAACAAACCCAAGAACAGGCAATGGCTTTAGCTAATGCTCTTGGAACTAAAATTGATTTCTATGAATATCAAAATCTGCGTGACCAACTGGCACAAGAAAGAACTAAAAATGTGGTTCTGGAAAATCGTGTCTATAGTGATGCTAAATTTAATGCACTGGAAAGACAGAACGAAGCTATGTTTGGCGTATTAAAATCTGAAATTGCAGACTTGTCTTGCAATGTTCCGAAACGTCCTCCATACTATGCACAAGGTTTTGTAGCTTGTGGTTCTCCAATTCCCAATGGATGTTGCAACTAATCTTTTGAAGTTCCGCTTATTTGCGTGATTGAGGGGTAGGCGGTATGCCTACCTCTCTTTTTATATTAAGGAGGCATCTATTATGATGTGTAAATGTGATTGTGTTAATATTTTATCGTCAACTTCTGTTACGTCCTCTGCAACAAATGTGACTATTGTTGTTCCAGCAAAAACAATTTATAATAATCAATGTGAAAAATTATTAATTCAACAGGCTATTCCAACAAGTAGCTCTGGTACTGCTGTTCCAGTGTTATTAACTATAGGCACAGCTACCTTACAATTAGTTGACCGTTGTGGTAATTCAGTATTTTCTGACCAATTAAAGCCCAGAAGGATTTATGATATTCGGATTCATACAGCTTCTAAATTAGCTACAGTGCTTTGCAATTTGCCAAAATGTACTGTTGGCGTAACACCTGTTTTAAATAATCCTACTACTTCTACACCTGCCGTATCTTCTAAAGATTAAAAGAAGGTGATATTATGAAAATTGATTTAATGTCTTTAATGTTAGGTTTTGGCGTTGGCTATTTAGCATTAACAGAATCAGGCAGAAAACAATTAATAAAAGTAAGTAATCAAGGTGGGGAATT